TAGAATTTGGGTTTTAAAATTGGTTAATTTGGATTTAAGGGGACGGAATTTTTGCTTTTTTGCTTCTTTGTGCGGGTTTGGCGCGGGGAATTGTGTTGACTGATTGAGGTAAATCCGGCTTTGGTTGCTTAAAGGCTGAAAAAACTTAATATTCGGTTGCCGATGCAGACAATAACGATCAAGACCAATGCCAACCAGGTTGTGCGGTGGCTGAATGACGCGGCGCGTAGCCAAGTGCCGTTCGCCACATCGCGGGCAATTAATATTTTAGCTGTTAAAGCCCGCAACCAGGAACAAAGCAAAATTCCCGATGTTTTCGACGTTCGGACGAACTGGCTTTTGAAGAAAGGCGCCATGCCTGTCGAGGCAAGCAGCAAGCGGCAGTGGCCGAACGTTCATGCGGTGATCGGGGTGAAGGACAAGATCCCGGCGCTGAACGTGACCGGCGGCGATTGGGGCGGTGAGACAGCCGGAACGATGGGTGTGCCGCTTTCCTCCAACGGCGCCGACATGGGGACGCGGGAAAAACTGAACCCCGGCAAGCGCGTGCTGCGTCCTTCCCTGCATCCGAAGGCGCTTCTCGATGCCTCAAAGGTGCTGAAGCCCGCCAAGGCCATGCGGAAGAGGAAGACGCAGGCATCCTTGCGTACCGTGCTGAAATACAACCGGCCTTTCATCACCAACATCAAGGCCGGCAACAACCTGAAAGGGCGGCACGTTCTGGCGGTGCGGACGACACGCAAGCGCTATCCCCTGCAAGTGCTGTACATCTTCAAGAAAAAGGTGAAGATCCCGCGCCAGTGGTTTCTGGATAAGAATGTGGAAAAATTCGTGCGGCAGGAATTTGCCGTCATCTTCCGCCGGGAACTGGATAGGGCGCTGGCGTCGCGTAAAAAATGACCCAATGGGTAACGATCAAGGAATTCGCGCAAAAAGTGGGGGTCAGCATCCCCATGATGACGCAGGCCATTCAAGCCGGGCGGCTGCCGAATTCCGTGGAGGTGACAAAACAGGGGCCGCGCCGCAACCTGTACCGCATCGACCTGGAAGTGGGGCTGAAGGAATGGCACAGCAACGCGGATAAGCGGGGAGGCAAGCGCGGGCCGGGCTTGGACGGCACCATGCAGCTTGGCTTTCAGGAACTGCTGGCCGATGTGCAGGCCGCCGCGCCGCCGCCGGAAGAGCCGATCAGGACAAAGAAGCAGCGCCAGGCCGACAAGGAAAAGAAGGAGTCTCTTGCCGCCACCTACGCCGAAAGCAAGGCGATCAAGGAATCCTATCTTGCCGAAATGGCGCGGCTGGATCTGGAGGAGCGTTCCGGCAAGCTGGTTTCAGCCGACGCGGTGAAGGTGCTGGCGGCGAAAACGGGGCGCATGGTGCGGGACGCCATTTTGAACGTGCCGGGAAAACTGGCCGGCCAGCTTGCAGGGATGGAAGACCCGCACGCCATAGAGTTTCTGCTGCTGGAATACCTGACGAAAGCAATGGAAAGCCTGCCCGATGCTGGCAAACGCTGAAGATATTTATCTGGAAGCCTTCTTCGGCGGATTCATGCCTGACCCCGTGACGATGACGGTTTCGGAGTGGGCGGATAATCACCGCTTCCTGTCCAGCAAATCAGCAGCCGAGCCGGGGCAGTGGGAGACCAGTCGCACGCCATACTTGCGTGAAATCATGGATTGCCTGTCCGCCACCAGCCCGGTGCAGCGGATTGTGTTCATGAAGGGCGCGCAGGTAGGCGGAACGGAATGCGGGAACAACTGGATCGGCTACGTGATCGATCTGGCGCCCGGCCCGTTCCTGATGGTGAACCCTTCCCTTGACGTGGTGGAGCGGACGACGAAACAGCGTCTTGATCCGATGTTTGCCGAATCGCCGCGCCTGGCGGCGAAGGTAGCGGATAAGAAAAGCAAAGACTCCTCCAACACCATGAAGGCGAAGGAATTCCCCGGCGGCCTGCTGATGCTGACGGGGGCGAACGCGCCCGCCTCCTTGCGGTCAATGCCCATCCGCTACCTGTTCATGGACGAGGTGGATGCCTACCCCGGCGATGTCGGCAAGGAAGGTGATCCGGTGGAACTGGCAACAGCCAGGACGCGCACCTATCGCCGAAACCGGAAGATTCTGCTGGTATCGACGCCGACCATCAAAGGTCATAGCAGGATAGAGACCGCCTTTGAGGAATCCGATCAGCGGTATTTTTACGTGCCTTGCCCGCAATGCAGACATCGCCAGCGACTGGTGTTCAGCAATCTGAAGTGGGAAAAGGGCAAGCCGGAAACAGCGTATTATGTTTGCGAGGGCTGCGGCTTCCCCATTGATGAGCGCCTGCACAAGACGATCATGCTGGCGCAGGGAAGCTGGGTGGCGCATAAGCCGGAAAACACCAGGGCGCGCGGTTATCACTTGAGCAGTTTGTATTCTCCCTACGGCTGGATGTCGTGGGCGGATATCGCCGAACAGTTCGAGCAGGCGAAAGGCAAGCCTTCGGAGTTGAAAACCTTCATCAACACCGTGCTGGGCGAAACATGGAACGACAAGGGCGAAGCGCCCGATCATGAAGCCCTGTACCGCCGCCGGGAGGAGTATAGTTTCAACACCGTGCCGAAGGGCGGGCTGTTCCTGACAGCGGGCGCCGACGTGCAGCGCGATCGCATCGAGGTTGAAGTGGTGGCCTGGGGGCCGAACATGGAATCCTGGTCAATCGATTACCGGGTGCTGAAAGGCGACACCAGCCAGAACGAGGTATGGGACAGGCTGAAAGCCATGCTGCATGAGCGCTGGCCCCATGAAAGCGGCGCGTTGATGGCGTTGCGCTTCCTGGCGGTGGATAGCGGCGATCAGACGCAAACCGTGTACAACTGGGTGCGGACGGTTGCCGACGAGCGGGTAATGGCGATCAAAGGCGTCGATAATATGCTGACCATCTTCGGACAGCCAAAGCAGGTTGATATCAACTATCAGGGGCAAAAAATCTATCGCGGCTGCAAATACTGGCCCGTAGGGGTGAGTGTGGTCAAAACCGAGCTTTACGGCTTCCTGCGGCAGAAACCGCCACTGGAGAAAGACGAAGCCCTTCCTTACGGGTTCTGCCATTTCCCGCATTACGATATGGACTATTTCAAAGGGATTACGGCGGAACACCGCATCAGCAAGACAGTGAACGGCAGGCCGGTGCTGCGCTGGGAAAAAAGCTACGAGCGCAACGAACCGCTGGACTGCCGTGTTTATGCCCGTGCCGCCGCCGCCGTGTTCGGCATCGACCGTTTTCAGGAAGAGCAATGGCAGCAGCTTCAACAAGAGCTTGCAGCGCAGTTGAAACCACTGAATAATGCGCCGACGAAACAAGAGCGCCGGGTGAATCCGTTTACCGGCCGCGACAAGTGGATTTAACACATGGCTTATACGGTTGACGATTACAATGCCCTGGTGAAAGCCATCGCCAGCGGGGCGCGCCGGGTGAAATACCAGGACAGGGAAGTGGAATACCGAAGCCTGGATGACATGATCCGCCTGGAAAACAAGATGAAAGCTGAATTGTTCCCCGCCACCACCCCTTCAGGCCCGCGCCGGGTCGTCGGGATTTTCTCGAACGGTCTGTGATGCTGAACTGGATTGATAAAACGATAGCAGTGTTTTCTCCCGGCACGGCCCAGGAGAGGGCGAAATCACGCTTATTGCTGATGCAGATGGAAATGGTGGCACGCTCTTTTGACGCCGCCAGCAAAGCGCCACGCCTTTCGGGTTGGCGAAGGCCGGCGACAAGCGCCGCCGCCGCCAGCTTGGGCAAGCTTTCCACCCTTCGCAGCGGCAGCCGGGATTTATCGCGCAACAACCCGTGGGCTAAGAAAGCGGTTGCAACGCTAAAGGGCAACGTCGTCGGCACCGGCGTCATCGGCAGACCGGAACATAAAATCGAAACCCTGCACGATATGCACGAAGCCTTATGGAGGGATTGGTCGGGGAAAGTAGCCTGCGACGCCGACGGGCTGCATACGCTGTACGGCCTGCAAAAAAAGGCCTTCGAGTGCATTGTGGAATCCGGCGAGGTGATCATTCGCCGCCGGCGCCGCCGTCTCAGCGACAGGCGGGAAATTCCGTGGCAGTTGCAGGTGCTGGAGCCTGATTTCATTGACGATCACCGTGACGGCGATCTGCCGAACGGCAACCGCATTGTGCAGGGCATCGAGTTCAACAGCATCGGCGAGCGCGTGGCGTACTATCTGTTCGACCAGCACCCTGGCGACACGTTCGGACGCGCCAGCCCGCAATCACGGCGCATTCCGGCGGCCGACATCATTCACGCCTTCGAGGCGAACAGACCAGGGCAGGTGCGGGGCATTCCGTGGGCGGCGCCGGTGATGATCCGCCTGCATGACTTCAAGGATTATGAAGACGCGCAACTTGTGCGGCAAAAACTGTCAGCCTGCTTCACCGCCTTTATCTATGACATGGAGCCGCCGAACAACGCCACCGGGCTGACAGCGCCCGGCATCGGCGTTGAAGGCAAAAAGAACGGCGTCGAAGCCCTGCAACCGGGACTGATGGAGTATCTGCCGCCGGGCAAGGACATCAAGTTTTCCAATCCGCCCGGCGTGACCGGATACGCGGAATACAGTACCGCCACCCTTCGAGCCATCGCCGCCGGCTACCGCGTGCCTTACGAGGCGGTCAGCGGCGATTACAGCCAGGTGAACTACAGTTCCGCCCGCATGGCGTGGCTGGAATACCGCCGCTACATCCGCGACTGGCAGCAGGACATCATGATCACAATGATATGCCAGCGAATTGAAGAGTGGTGGCTTGAGGGGCTTTCAGTGATCGGCAGGCCGACGGACGGCTTGACCATGAAGTGGACGCCGCCACGCCAGGAGATGATCGACCCCGACAAGGACGGCAAGGCGATGAAGGAAGCACGGCGCAACGGCCTTGCCAGCCTTAAGACGCTGGCCGCGGAACTCGGCATGGATTTCTATGACCTGATGGCGGATATCAAGGAGGAAAACGACTTCCTTGATACGAACGGCATTCTTCTGGACAGCGATGCCCGCAACGCCGACGGCAAGGGTGCGGGCAGGCCGCCGGAGGAAAATGCCACAAGCAAAGGAAAACAGAAACAGCCTGCTTGAATTTGCTGACGGGTTGTTTATTCTGCTGCGAAAGGAATTGATATGCCTCCTCAACAACGAATACTGGCCGAACGCCGCGATATGCCCGCCATGCAACTGCGGGCCGCCGTTGTTCCGTCATCCGTCAACGATGAAAACCGCACCGTGCGCCTGGAGTACACCACCGGTGCGGCGGTTCGCCGTTACGGATATTTTCAAGGGTCGTGGACGGAATACATGGAGGAGTTGAGCCTGGAGCACGGCCATGTCAAGCTGGATCGCTTGAAAAACGGCGCGCCTCTGCTTGATTCTCATCGAAGCTGGGGGCTGGATTCGGTTCTGGGCGTTGTGGAAGCAGCCGATGAGCGTTTCGCCACGGTGCGTTTCTCCGAACGGGACGAAGTGAACCCTATCTGGGCTGACGTGAAGACCGGCATTATTCGGAATGTCTCCGTCGGCTATGTGGTCAATCGCTTCGAGGATGTGACGAAACCCGACGACAAGATACGCCGTTTGCGGGCGATTGATTGGGAGCCGTTCGAGATATCCCTGGTGTCGGTTCCCGCCGACCCCAAGGCAGGTGTGAGGTCTGCCGTTGAAACATCGCATTGTGTGATTGTTGGGCAACCGGAAGAAGGCAAAGAGGAGAAACCAGAAATGCCGCCAGAAGAACGTCAACAGCCGTCCCCGGCCCCGGCCTCTGCGCCGGATAACACCGCCCTTCAAACCGCTTTGGCGGCGGAGCGCCAGCGGATTGCCGCGATTCAGAAAATCTGCCGCGACGCGAAACTGCCGGATACTTTCAGCCAGCGGCTGATCGACGAGAACACCACGGTGGAGAGCGCCGCCGAGACGGTGAAAGCCCTTGGCGATTGGGTTAAGCAGGATGAGGCGCCGAACAACAACCAGGTGCGGATTCTGCGTGACGCCACGGATACGCGCGTAGAGCGGGTATCGAGCTTCCTTCTGCAACGTTCCAACCAGGACAAATATAAGATTACGGAAGAAACCCGTGAGTTCGTCGGCATGAGCCTGTTCGATCTGGGGAGACAATCCTTGGAGATAGCCGGGCTTCCCTTTAAAGGGGAATCGAGAGCCAGAATCGCCTTGCGGGCTTTGCACACCACCAGCGATTTCCCGCTATTGTTGCAGGCAGTGGTCAACAAGACCTTGCGTGCCTCCTATGCTGAAGCCGAGCGCACTTTCCCGTTGTGGGCGCGGCAAGGCTCCGTCAGCGATTTCAAAGAGGTAACGCGCTTGCAGCTTTCCGAAGCGCCGGAACTCGATCCGTTGACGGAAACCGAAGAGTACAAATCCGGCACCTTCGGGGAAGCCGCTGAAAAACTGCGGGTGAAAAAGTACGGTAAGAAAGTCGGCATCAGTTGGGAAACCATCATTAATGACGATCTGGAAGCTTTTACCCGCATTCCGCAACTTTTCGCCAATGCCGCCGCCCGCAAGGAATCAGATGAAGTTTACGGCATCCTGACCGGCAACCCGGTGATGGCGGATGGCACGGCGATTTTCGATGCGTCGAAAGGAAACTTGACGAACGCACTGCTGGACGTGGACGGTTTGGGGGCGTGCTTCACATTAATGGCGACGCAAACCGGCTTCAACGCCAATGTCATTGCAGGCGTGGTGCCACGCTTCCTGATTGCACCCTTCGCCCTGCGGACAAAAATTTTGAAACTGCTGGGCTTTATTGCGCCGACAAAAGTGGCGGATGTCAACCCCTATCAAGGCTTTGAGCCGATTTTCGATGCGCGTCTCGACAAGCACAGCGCCAGCAACTTCTATATGGCCGCCGATAAGAATTCCATCGACACCGTTGAATACGTTTACCTGGAAGGCGAATCGACACCCTTCACGGACACCCAGGAGAAGTTCAACACCGACGGTATGGAATTCAAAATCCGCCATGTGTTCGGCGCGAAGTGCATCGACCGCAAGGGTCTGCTGAAATCCACCAATAACGCCTCGTAAGGCAGGTAAGGCCTTTACCATTTTCCGACAAAGGGTTGAGATATGAAAAACTATAAGCATCATGGCGATACCGTCACCGTCACGGCAGGCGGAACCATTGCCAGCGGCGCGGTGGTGGTGGCGGGCGGCTTCATCGGCATCGCCAACATTTCCGCCGTGCTGAACGACGTTTTGCCGATCAGCATCCGGGGGGTATTCGAGCTGACCAAGCTGACCACGGATGTGGTAGCCATCGGCGATAAGCTTTACTGGGACGCAGGCAACAGCCGCGTCACGCTGTCTTCCGCCGGGAACCGCTTCATCGGCATCGCCACGACGGCGGCGGGCAACACCGCCACCGTGGTCAGCGTGCTGCTTTCCCCCGGCCTTGCAGGCAACAGCGAGAAGCTGACAGTGACCGCCAACTTGGCGGACGTTTCCGCACCAAGCACGGCTTACGCCGTCTCTCCCATCGCCGGGAAAATCACCCGCATCTACAGCGTTCTGGGCGGTGCGATCACCACTGCCGATTCCACCGTGCTTGCTAAAATCAACGGCACGAACATCACCGGCGGTTCCTTGACGATCACGGCTGCGGGTTCCGCCGCCGGGGACGTTGATATCGCCACGCCGACGGCGCTCAACACCGTGGCCGCCGGCGATGTGATCACCTTTGTTTCGGACGGCGCCAGCAGCACGACGGCGCCGATCACCTTTGTGGCGCTGATCGAGGCGGTAGCCTGATGCCGCACTGGCCCGACCTTGTTGATGGCGTGTTGGGGGCTTGCCTGTCCACGATGGGCGAGCCTTTCACGTTTCAGCCCGTGAACGGGCAAGCAGGCAGCAAATACGGTATTTTCCGCGACGCCTACACCGGCGTTGACACGGACGGGGTGAGCATCGCCACCGTCGAGCCTACCATCGGCGTGCGCTTAAGCGATTTCAGCCAAGCGCCGCGCCGGATGGATATCTGCATTATTCGCGGTGTCACCTACCGCGTGCTGCGTTCCGAACCGGACGGCGACGGCGGTTCCATGCTGTATCTCGAAAAGACAGGAGTGAGCTGATGCCGACAAGCCAGCGCAACATCATCAAGAACCGTCTGGCCGCCCTGCTTTCGGGACAGACAGACGCCGGGGCGAGGGTTTACACGAACTTCGCCAAATCCTTGGAGGATGAACACGACCTGCCCGCCATCGTGGTGCGCTCCACCGGAGAAAGAGCCAGCATCGTGCTGAAAGCGCCGCGCGAATATGAGCGGGTTCTTTCAGTGGAGATCGTGTGCATGGCGCGGGCCACCGACGACACCGACGACAAGCTGGACGCGCTGGCGCAGCAGGTAGAGGATGTTCTTTTCTACAATGAGACTTTGCCCGACACGAACGGCGAATCGCAGGCGGTGGATGTAGCCTATACCGGCGCAACCATGCAGATCGACATAGGCAGGACAGAAATCGGCGGCATCGTTCTGAACTTCGATGTCACCTATATCACCCGCATCGATCCGATCACGGCAGACCTGGAAACCGTTGCGTATCAGATGAGAGCCGACGGCACAGACAAGGTGCTGTTCAGTGAAGAAATTTCTATGCCGCAGACTTGACAGGGGCTATAGTGCAGACATGATTACACGCATCACCATCCGCCCGGCAGAAGGTCTTCAGTTTCGTGACGAAACCGGCTTTCCGGTGCCGCCCGAAGGCAAGAACGTTGTTTTGAACACTTTCTGGCAGCGCCGTCTGAACGAAGGCGCCGTGGTGATTGTTGAGGACGCACCCGCGCCTGAGAAAGCGAAGGCGGTGGAAAGCGATGACACCGAACAGGCCGGCAAGAGGAAATAATCATGGCTATCAGCTTCAACCAGATTCCCGCCAGCGTGCGCCTGCCGTGGGTGTATGTGGAATTTGACGGCACGAAAGCCGTCAGCGGTTCCGCCGTGCAGCCTTACAAGGTGCTTCTGGTGGGCTGCAAAACCACGGCAGGCAGTCAGGCGCTGGAAACACCTGCCCGCATCACCAGCCCAGCGCAGGCAAAAAACCTGTTCGGCACGGGTTCCATTCTGCACGGAATGGCACAACGGTACTTTCAGCAGAACGACAGCATTGAAACATGGGCTGTGGCTGTCGCCGAGCCGGGCGCTGGCGTGGCTGCCACCGGCACCGTGGTGATCGGTGGTACCGCCAGTGTTTCCGGCACCATCAACCTGTATATTGCGGGCCGGCGCGTGCAGATTCCCGTGACGGCGGGCGATGCGACAACCGCGATCGCCACGGCGGCTTCGGCCGCCATCAACGCTGTGACCGATATGCCCGTGGTTGCCACGGTTTCCAGCAGCACCGTTACTCTGACCGCCCGGCATAAAGGTGTTTACGGCAACGAGATAGACATTCGCCTGAACGTTTACGGTGAATCCCTGCCCGGCACGATCACGGCAACCATTACGGCAATGGCAAGCGGTTCCGGTGCGCCGACGCTGACGACGCTTTTTGCCGCGCTGGGCGAAACCCATTACAACCTGTGGGCATGGCCTTTCACTGACAGCGCCAGCCTGGTCGCCCTGGAAACGGAATTGCCCGCCCGCAGCGGCCCGTTGAAGCAAATAGATTCAGTGGCTTTCATTGCCAAGTCCGACACTTATGCCAACATGGCGACGTTCGGCGCGGCACGAAACAGCGAATTCGTGTGCTGCGCCGCCACACAGAAATCACCGACGCCAACCTATGAGTATGCTGCCGCCATTGTAGGGCAGGTGGCGCTGGCTGCTCAAATCGACCCAGCTCTTCCTTTCCGCACTCTGCCGCTATACGGCGTTATCCCGCCCAAACAGACGGATCGCTACACCTCCAGCGAGCGCAATCTGCTGCTATACGACGGCATCAGCGCACTGTCGGTTGATGCCGGCGGCGTGGTGAGGATTGAATACCTCATCACTATGTATCAGACAAACCCACTGGGTGCGGAGGATGTGGCTTACCTTTCGCTTAATACCATTCTCACGCTTTCCTATCTGCGGTATGACTTTCGCAACACCTTCCTGACGAAATACGGCCGTCATAAGCTGGCAAACGACGGTATTCGTATCGGCGAGGGGCAAAAAATTCTTACGCCCAAGCTGGCCAAGTCGGAAATTGTCGCTATGTTCACCCGTTGGGAAGAACGGGGGCTTGTGGAGAATTCCGAAAAGTTCAAGGAAAACCTCATTGTTGAGCGGAACACGCAAGACGTGAACCGCCTTGACTGCCTGCTGCCGCCGGATCTGGTGAACCAGCTTCTGGTGGTTGGCGCACAAATTCAATTCCGTTTGCAAGAACAATAAGCGAGTAGGGTGCTATGGCTCAAAACCGCGTCGCCGGGCTGATATTCATTAAAGTTAACGGCCAGCAATATGATGCCGTGGGTAATTTCGAGTATAACCTGGGCATTCCCATGCGCGAGGCGATGGTTGGGGCCAGCGGAACCGACGGGTTTAAGGAAACACCGCAAACCGCCTTTATCGAAGGCGAAATCAGGGACAGGCGGACGCTGGATGTGGCGGCCCTTTGCCGCATGGATTACGCCACCGTCACCATTGAACTGGCAAATGAAAAAGTTATCGTGCTTAATGAAGCATGGTTTGCGGGCGACGGCAATATCAGCACCGAAGAAGCGATCATCAAAGTTCGCTTCGAGTCAAGATTCCAAGCGCAGGAGATTCGTTGATGACCACAACCACGTACACGTTGCAATACCCGGTTCAATTCAATGACACCACGGTAACGGCTGTTGAAATTCGTCGTCCCAAGGGCCGGGACATGAAGGGCATTAAAGATATTGAGAGCTTAGAGGGCAGTATGCTGCTGTACGCCAGGCTGACCGGACAACCGATGCACGTCATCGAAGAGATGGATATGTGGGATCTGACCGCCATCAGCAAGGTGGCGCAGGGTTTTTTGCCGATTGGCCAGAAAACTGGCGAGAGTGCTTTGAACTCTTAGCGGGCAGACCTTTCTACATCGCGCCGCCTGATTTATGGGAGATGGACGCGGAAGAACTGGCTTTCTGGATTGAACGCGCCGAAAGCCGGATGCGAAAAGAAAGCGGCAAGTAATGGCGGCGCAGTATCCTTTAAAAATCATCATCAGCGCGGTCGATCAACTGACAAAGCCGCTGGCCCAGGCAATGGGGCAGGTGAACAAATTCGGCAAGCAGTTACAGGGCATGGGTCAGGCTTTGAGCTTTACCCTGTCTGCACCGACGGCCTTTGTAGGGCGTTCCATCCTTAAGACTGCCGTGGATTTCGAGGCGGCCATGCGGGATGTGCAGGGCTATGCCGATGCCGCCGCTCAAGACATGACAGCGTTGCGGCAGGCGGCTCTCGATATGTCTGCCGGCGGCAAGGCCGCGCCCTTGGAAATTGCCGAAGGCATGATCAGCCTGGGCAAGCAGGGCAAGAAAACCGCAGAGATATTAATGATGATGCCGCCGGTGCTGGATGCCTCTCTTGCCGCAGGGGAGAGCTTCGGCGAGACGATGAACATCGTTACCGGCGCATTGAATGCCTTTGGACTGGCTGCCAATAGGACACAAGAGACCGTCGATATCCTGGGCTTCGTGGCCAACAGCACCAAGGCTGACATACCGCTGATGGGCGAATCTTTAAAGAACGTCGCGTCTGTCGCCAAGCTTGCTAACGTTGATTTCAGGACGGTTGCCGCTGCTCTGGGTATTTTATCCCAAAACAATATCGAGGCTGAAAAAGCAGGAACCGGGTTAAAGATAGCCTTCAACCGCCTGATGAACCCGTTGGAGGAAGCACGCACGGGAATGCAGCTTCTGAACCTGCCTTTCCGCCAGCTTAGTTTGTCTCAAAACGACTTCATTCCTGTTCTTAATAAAATCGGCGATGCTTATGATCGGCTGAAGGCGAAGAACCCCATCGCCGCCGATGTCGCTATCGGCAAGCTGTTCGGCAGCGAGGCGGCCAGTTCCATTCTGGTGCTGCTGCAACAGCGCAAGGCTTTCGCCGAATTGGACGAAGCCGCGCAAAACGCTTCAGGCAGTATCGCCAAACTCGCCAACATGAAACTGGGCGGCGCTTCCGGGGCCATCAAGGAGCTGAAGGCGAACTGGGAAATTTTCAAGATCACGCTGGCGGATTCCGGCCTGCTTTATGCCTTCACCGAACTCACGAAGCAGATGACGGCCTGGGTGAAAGCCATGAACGCCGCCAGCCCGCGCACGCTGTGGATGGCGACGGTGCTGGCCGGGCTTGTGGTGGTGCTGGGGCCACTGACCTTGGTGCTGGGCGGTGTCCTGACAGTGTTCAGCACGGGTATCGGCATTCTGATGCGATTCGGCGGCGCGCTGAAATGGCTGGTGAGTGTCCTGTATCGGCAGGTGATCGTCTCGTTCGGTTCCTGGATGATGCAGATAGCCCGCTTCAGCCTGGGCGTGATCATGAGAGCCGTCAGCGGAATCATTATCCTTCTGCGCGGTGCGTTTGTAATCGCCATTCGCACTGCCATCGGATGGATAGCGGCATTCGGCGCGGCATTCTTTTCCTTGCCTGTGGTGGGACAAATAGCCCTGATCGTGGCTGCTGTCGTCGGTGCGGCTTACATGATTTATCGCCATTGGAGCGGCATCAAGGTTTTCTTCCGAAACCTGTGGGCATCGGTGCAGGACAGCACAAGGCAGTTCATTGACTGGTTTGTGGGCGCCTGGAACGACGTGCTGGCGGTGTTCAGCCGCATCGGTGACAAGATCAGCGGCATTTACAAGGGCATTATCGATTTGCCCAAGAACAACGTCCTGACGCGCGGCTGGGACAAGGTGACGAATTTCGGCGAAGGCGCGATGAGAGTGGGGCAGGTGCAGGCGATGTACCCGCCTGCCACGCAGAACATTGACGACATGATTCAGCGTTTCTACGGCGCCCTGCCGGCCATGAAGCCCGCCGAAGCCAAGGTGACGGTAAACTTCGAGAACGCCCCGCCGGGGATGCGGACGAAGGTGGCGCCCGGCAGCACGGCCAGGGTTGACCTGTCGCAGGGTGTGGCGATGGGGGGCGCGTGGTAGGGCATGGCCTGGCGTGACCAATTACGATCAGCATCCTTCAGGGGTAGGAAGTTCTTCATCAGCGGCGGCGAGAACGAAGGCGGGCGGCGGCTGGCAAGCCATGAATACCCGCTGCGTGACGAGCCTTACACCGAAGACATGGGGCGGCGGATTCGCCGTTTCACCCTGGAAGCCTATGTGCTGGGGCAAGATTATTTCGCCGCCCGCAATGCGCTGCTGAAAGCCTGCGAGCAGGAAGGCGCCGGCGAGCTGGTTCATCCCTACCTCGGCACGTTGCAGGTGCATTGCGAGGCGTACCGGATGCGGGAAAGCAGCGATGAAGGCGGCATGGCCCGCTTCTCCCTGACTTTCGTGGAAAAAGGCGAGCAACGCTTTCCTTCGGCTGTCGCCTCCGCCGCCCGGCAGATAAGCAGGAAGGCCATTTCACTTTCCGATATCGCCCTGGCGGCGTTCATCCGGCGGATTGTGACCGGCGGAATGCCGGAGTTCGTGCGCGCGGCGTTGCGCCTGGCGCTGGGCGACCTGGCGGACGTGCTGCTGTCACTGATGAACAACGGACGCCTGCAATACACCCGCGACAAGGCAGGCATCAACAGGGCGGTGAATTACCGCGCCGCCGTCACCGCGCTGCCGTCGCTGACGACGAACCCCACACTGCTGGCGCAGTCCCTGGCGACAACGATGGCCGACATCCGCGCCCTGTCGGCAACCCCGGCGCAGGCGGCCACCAGCCTTGCCTTCGTGGCGGACAGTTTCCGCGTGACCACCAGAGAAGCCACCACCAGCCAGATTGTTATTGAAAATGCGAACAAAACGGCGCTCAAGCGGTATGTCGATATCCTGGCGGTTGCGAATCAGGCGGTTGCTGCACAAGCGTCTGCCTACGAAACACTGGAAGCGGCGCTGACGGCCAGGCAAGACCTGTATGACCGCCTGGACGACCTTTGCGATACCGACAACGATGACGAGTACGGCGCGCTGATGACGCTTCGCACCGAAACGGTGAACGCCATCCCCGACCCGGCGGTGAGCCTGCCGCGCCTTCGCAGTGTCACCATTGCCACGCCCTTGCCGGCGCTGGTGCTGGCGTATCGGCTGTATGGGGCGATCGATATGGCCGACGATATCGTTGCCCGCAATCGGCAGCGCCATCCGGGCTTTCTTCAGGCGGGTAGGCCCTTGGAGGTGCTGACCGATGCCTGATATCGTGCTGCTGGTGGACGGTGTGGAGTATTCCGGCTGGAAAAGCGTGGAAGTGCGCCGCGACATCGAACGGCTGGCGGCAACCTTTTACCTGGAAGTGACCAGAAAGGAACCGTTCCCGATTGCAATGGCGAGCGCCTGCGAATTGTTTCTGGACGGCGAGAAGGTGATCAGCGGCTATGTGGACGCGGCGCAATTCGCCATCAGCAGCGACGCGCACACGGTTGCCGTCGGCGGGCGCGACAAGACCGGCGATCTGGTGGACTGCACCGCCATGAACGACGCCCAGGAATTCACCGATATCGGCTTTGCGGCGCTGATCGGGAAAATCGTCTCACCCTTCGGCATCGGCGCGCAAGTAAAGGTGGAGGCGGAAAAGTTCGGACGCTTTTCCTTGCAGCAGGAAACCGCCTGGGAGGCGATAGAGCGAGCCTGCCGTCTGCGCGGCTGCTTCGCCAACACCACCGCCGAGGGCGATATCATCATTGAGCCGTTCGCCGAAAGAACCGCCGACGTGAGCCTGACGCTGGGGGAGAATGTAAAGGAGGCAACCGCCGAATACGATTACGCCGGGCGCTACAGCGACTACATCGCACGCGGCCAGCAGGCAGGCACGGACTTCATCTTCGGCGAGGCCGCGGCGGCTCCTTCGGGCAAGGCGCGGGATCTGAAGGTTAAGCGCTATCGCCCGCTGGTGGTGCTGGCGGAGGGACAAGTTTCCATTGCCGTCGCCAAGGAGCGGGCGCAATGGGAAGCTGCCGTGCGCGCGGCGCGCAGCGTGAGCATCAACGTGACCGTGCAGGGCTGGCGGCAGAAGCCGGGCGGCAGGCTGTGGCGCATCAACGAGCTGGTGCGCTGCGACCTGTCGGCAGTGAACATCAACGAAGAGATGCTGATCAAGGATGTTTCCTTCCGGGTGGATGACAGCGGCGGCACGGTGACAACGCTGGGGTTGACCCGCCCCGATGCTTATCAACGCCAGCCCGATTTGCAGGAAGAGCCTGCCGGCATGGATTTTTGGTTTTTATGATGAATCTGCGTTCCCTTCAAAAAATGATGCAGCCGCTGCACCAGCGAATCATGATGGCGGTGGGACGCGGCGTGGTGCGGCTGGTTGATGACTCCCTGAAAATGCAGGCCATGCAGGTGACGCTGATGGAGGGCGAGACGCGGGCCACGGTGGAACGGTTTCAGAATTACGGTTTCACCAGCCATCCCCAGCCGGGCGCGGAGTGCATCGGCCTGGCGATAGGCGGCAACCGTGACCACTGCGTGATCATTGCCGTGGATGATCGGCGCTTCCGCTTGAAATCCCTGGCGCCGGGCGAAGTTGCCCTTTACACCGATGAAGGCGATGTCATCCATTTGAAGCGGGGACGCACCATCGAGGTGACAACGCAGACATTCCTGGTGAAAGCAGGAACCAAGGTGCGGTTCGAGACGCCGACGCTGGAATGCACCGGCGATATCGTTGACCAGGCGGGCGGCAATGCCCGGACGATGGCGGGAATGCGCGGCGTGTTCAATGCCCACACCCACCCGGAGAATGGCGGCACCACCTCACCCACCTTGACAGGGATGTAAAGCTGATGGACGCGGCATTGACGTGGAAGGATTACGGCGCCGACATTCGCGTGCAGGCGAACGATCTGGTATCAGACGCCGGCCTGCCCGCCGCCGTGATCGTCAGCCTGTTCACTGACCGCCGCGCGCCCGACGATGCGGCCCTGCCCTACGGCGACACCGACCGGCGCGGGCATTGGACGGACACTGCCACGGCATCCGTCGGCAGCCTGCTGTGGCTGCTGTCGCGTGAGAAAACCCTGCCGGAGACGGCGGAACGGGCGCGGGAGTATTGCGAAACGGCTTTGCAATGGCTGATCGAGGACGGCATCGCCGTGGATGTGGACGTGACGACGGCCTTGGTGCGGCCTTACGGCTTGCAGATTCGGATTGCTATTTACCGGGGCGCTTCGCGCGAGTATGCCTATTTATGGGAAGACCTTGCACAGAAAGAAACCGTGGTGTGGCGTGACACCAGCATAGACCTGATTTTCGTGGATTAAACAATGCCCTTCAACCGTCCGACCTTGCAGGAAATCAGAGACCGCGTGCGGGCGGATGTGGAGGCGCGGCTTGGCACCAGCAAGCTGTTGCGGCAATCCTTTCTGGGCATTCTGGCCGATGCCCTGGCAGGAGCGGTGCATAGCAACCACGGTTACATCGAATGGGCGGCGCGGCAGGCTTTCGTGGATCAGGCCGATGCCGAATTCCTCGACCGCTGGGGTTCCATTTGGGGAGTGAGCCGCCGCGCGGCCTCCTATGCCGCCGGCAACGTAACCTTTGCGGGGGCGAACGGTTCCGTCATTCCCGCCGGGACGCGCCTGCAACGGGCCGACGAAGCGGAGTATGCGACGAACGCCGACGCCACGATCAGCAGCGGCACGGCAACGGCTGCCGTGACCGCCATCGACGCCGGGCTTGCCGGCAATACGCAAGCCGGGGTGAGCCTGCAACTGTCCAGCCCCATCGCCGGGGTGACGACAAACGCCACCGTTGCCGCCGGCGGGCTGACGAACGGCCTGGACGTGGAAGGGGATGACCTGTACCGCGAGCGTATTCTGGGGCGGATTCAGGAACCGCCTCACGGCGGCGCGTCTTTCGATTATGTGGCCTGGGCGCTGGAGATCAGCGGCGTGACGCGCGCCTGGGTTTACCCCAACAACACCGGCCCCGGCACCGTGGGCGTGACCTTCGTGACCGACGACGACCCCGGCGGCATCATCCCCGACAGTGACAAGGTGGACGAGGTGCAGGCGTATATCGACGCCCGCCGCCCAGTGACGGCCGACGTGACGGTGTTCGCGCCGGTGGCTGTGGCGCTGAACTTCACCATCGACTTAAGCCCCGATACCGCCGTTGTCCGCGCGGCGGTGGAGGCTTCCTTGCGTGACCTGATCCGCCGTGAAGCCCAGCCGGGCGGCACCATTTACTTAAGCCAGATCCGTGAAGCCATCAGCATCGCCGCTGGGGAAACCGACCATACCCTGACCAGCCCTAACGCCAATGTGACGCGCACTGCTGGGCAGATCACCACCTTCGGGACGATCACATGGACGTAAGCGATTACAAGCAGGAGCTGTACGCCCTTCTGCCGCAGGGTTTGGCCTGGACGCGCGAGCCTGACAGCACCCTGGACAAGCTGTTGACCGCCTTTGCGGAGGAACTGGCGCGGGTGGACGGGCGCGTGCAGGACTATTTGCGCGAGATATACCCGCTGAACGCGGTGGAGTTGCTGACGGACTGGGAGGCGGAAGCCGGGCTGCCCAATCCTTGTTCGGGACTAGGTGAAACAACCTTGATTCGTCAACAGCAAATTTTGCAGCAGGTTGCCGCCACCGGCGGACAATCGCGGGCTTACTATATTGAGACAGCCCAAAGACTGGGCTTTAAAATCACGATTCGGGAATATGATCCTTCGTATGCCGATGTCATGGGGGCCGACCAGCCATTGATCGGGGAGGAATGGCAATTCGCCTGGCAGGTTCAGGCCCCTACTCAATCGATCACCTATTTCGAGGCAGACCGAAGCGGCGCTGACGAGCCACTGGCTTACTGGGGAAACACGCTGCTGGAATGCGTGATCGAGCGACTGAAGCCGGCCCATACAGTCGTAATTTTCTCTTACGGCTACGAATGGGTGGTACCGGAAATATCATTGCTGCCGCCTGTGGCCGTCCTTTCGACGCGGCAGGTGAACAGCGACGCGCCGGCTGCCATGCGCGTGCGCCGCTCCAGCGACAACAAGCAGCAGGACATCGGCTTCGTGGGCCGTGACCTGGACACCGCCGCCTTGCTGGCTTTCGTCGGCGCCGGTGACGGCTTTGTGGTGAAGTGGTACGATCAATCCGGCAACGAGAACCATTTCACCAACATCGCCAACAGCCAGCAGCCGCAGGTGGTGGCCTCCGGCGTTCTCATTACCGGCATCAACGGCAAGCTTGCCCTGCGCTTCGACGGTGTGAGCGACAACCTGGCGCGGACGATGACGCAGCCCGTTCCCTGTTCCGCCTTCATCCACATGAAAGTGCTGACCCTGCCCGCACAAAGGCTGGCGATTGCCGCCGACGCGAACGGGCCGTATGTGAACCAGCTTTTCTTCGATTTGTTCGGCAGCCCGCAACGCTCCGCGATCGCCAACAGCAGCAGCATCGCCTACACGCACAGCCTGTTGAACAGGTGGGAGTATCATAGCTGCTTCTGGCGCGGCGCTGGTTCACAGTATTACGTGCAAGGCGAGCTGCGCGGCACCGCCAACTTCGGCAGCACGGCCAGTACCAACCGGGGCATCGGCGGCTATCCCGGCGCCACGCAATGCTTGAATTGTGAAATCAGTGAAGTCATCCTATGGAACGGCGACGCCGGTTCCATCAGGCAGAAAGTGGAAGAGAACGCCGCCGTTTACTTCGGCGCCAGTTAGGAGAGAGACATGAGACGCATTGCAGGCACCGGCGCAACGGTGGACAACAAATTCACCGGCGGCAACCCCGTTACCGGAACGCCTTTTACCGTTGTGACATCAGACTGGCTGAACATCGTTCAGGAAACCATCTGCCATGTCATCACCACGGCGGGCATCACGATCGATCAGTCGAACCCCTACCCGGACAACGACCTGACGCAGCTTACCGACGCCATCCTGGCGCTGGCGGTGCCTGCCGCCCTCAGCATCACGAACGCCATGCTGGCCGATGCCTCGGTGAACGCCACCAAGATTCAAGACCTGGCGGTGACGACGGCTAAAATCGCCGCCCAGGCGGTGACAAGCGCCAAGCTGGCCGACGGTTCCGTTGTGACCGACCGACTGGCCGCCGGCGCGGTGACAAGCGCCAAGCTGGCGAACAACGCGGTGGATTCCCAGGTGAACGCCTACCTTGCCACGGAATTCATCATCAACAACACGCGCTATCAGTTCAACGGCCTGAACACCGGCTGCGCCTTGCAGTTCTGGGTGGGCAGCACGACATGGAACAGCGCCGGCGCGGAATCGGACTTGCGGATTGCGCCGTTTTCCGGCTCCACTACCAAGACACGCGGCGCGCGCATTCATATGCACGGCTATTCGGATGTGACCAACACTTCCGACTGGCATATGCGGATCGACGGCGCCACGGGAACGAACTTCGGTTCTTTCGCCTGGTGGGCGCGCACCGGCACCGGCGGTTATGCCCGGCAGTATCTGATGGACGCCACTTCCTTCTTCCCGGAGGCCGACGACGCGCGGGACTTGGGCCTGGTGACGAACCGCTGGGATGACGTGTACGCCACGAACGCCACCATTCAGACTTCCGATGAAACCGAGAAGCAGGACATCGAGGATCTGGGGTTGAACTGGCCTTTGATGCACGCCATCAAAGCCAAGAGCTTCCGCCGCGTGAACGGCGATTCCGGCCGCCTGCACGCCGGATTTGTGGCCCAGCAGGTAGCCGGCGCTTTGGAGCAGGTGGGCATCGACACTGCCGATTACGCCGCGCTGGTCAAGACCGAATGGCAGACGCCTTCATCGGTGCTGGACGCCGACGGCAACCCGATGGGCTTTACCACGCATGAGCGCTGGGGGATGCGCTATGAAGAGCAGTACGCGCAGCTTTGGCCCCATGTGTGCGACCTTGACACGCGACTTTCCGCCCAGCAGGCGGTGATCGACAGCCTGACCGCGCAGGTGGCGACACTGACCGCCGCCGTGGCCGCCTTGCAGCAGGGGTAAGCGCCGATGACCTATGCAACGGATGAGCTGGCGCGGAAGGTGATCGGCAGCATTGTCGCCATTGCGGTGGCGGTGGTGGGGTATCAGGCCACGCGGATATCGAGTGGCATTGACTCGATGGTGTCGGACGTGTCGGGCATCAAGGTGACGCTGGAGAACCAGACGGGACTACTCGAACAGCAACGGGGGCTGATCGCGGCTTTGCAGGCCGCCGATACGGCATCTCTTGCAGATCGCGCAGAAATGCGGCAACGTATCAATCAGTTGGAAAAAACCTGCGAGAAGCTGGAAGACAGCCTGCTTCGCCTTGAAGGAAAGATGTGATGACCGTTTACCCTGCCGCCTTCCAGAAGGCGATGGAAATTCTGCTGAAGCATGAAGGCGAGAAATTCACGAACGACCCTGCCGATTCTGGCGGCGCCACGAAATTCGGCATCACGCTTCGCACCTATCGGAACGACGCCGATCCAGGCGCGACTATCGATACCATACGCAATCTGACACGCGATCAGGCGATCGCGTATTATTACAAACACTGGTGGCAGCGCGGGCCTTATGACGAAATCGCCACCCCCGACATTACGGTGAAGCTGTTCAACATAGCGGTGAACGTGGGGCAGAAGCGGGCGAACGTTCTATGCCAGCGGGCGCTGCGGGCGTGCGGTATTGCTATTGCGGAAGACGGCATCATCGGCATGAACACCATCTCGGCGCTGCGGGTGATCACGCCGTCTTTCTGGCTGGCGGCGTTTCGGGCGGAGACGGCAGGGCATTACCGGCTGCTGGCGGAGACGCGCCCGAAAGATGAACGCTTTCTGAACGGCTGGCTGACGAGGGCCTATTCATGATTCTGCTGAACCCGGTGCTGCTGAAAGGTTTTTCACGGCTGCTGGGCGCGGCGGGCATTGCCGTGGCGCCGGGAGATATGGAATCCATCGTCATCACGGTTTTTATCGTCGTGGCACTTGTGGAAATCTTTATTGAGTATATCGCCGGGAGAAAATCCAAGGTAGAAGTCAAGGAATCGCTCAAGGCTTACGAGGCCATGTTAGACGACATTAAAATTAACAAACCGAAAGGAACAGACATGAATCTTGAAAACATTAACAAAGCCCTCGACACGGGCGTGCGCGCCGTAGACATTGCGGAAGAAGTTATTGCCCTGCTGGCGCGTCGGGGTCAGGTTGTGGATCTGGACGCGCCGGCAAAGCCCGTGCAGACGCCGGAACAGCGGCTGGATGATTTGCGGGTGGAGGTTCTGCAAACCTTGATCGCGCTGGGCGACGACCAAGACCTGTATACGTCCAGGGCGTTCATCAGCGCCGGCTTCGGCTATGCCGAGTTGTATCTGAATTCAGTGAAAAACCCTGTGCCGACGGAATGAAAGGCATCACGGAAAGTTTCATCGTGATGATCGTGGGGGTGGCGGGCCTCGCCGCCCTCAAGGTGCTTTTCCTGCACCCATGAAAAAGCCCCGCGCTGTTTCCGGCGCGGGGCAAGTCCAGTCCCATAACAATCAGCGTCATTTATACTGACGCTCCCGTTCCAGGGCAAGCAGGATTCTATCCGCTTCCTGCGGCGCGGCGCTTCCCGCCAGAACGGCATATTCGAGGCAAAGCACATGATCCGGCGCTTGCGGCGCTTTCTCCGGTGCATCGTTATTATATTGATGCTGAATGCACTTCTCGTATTGCTGTGGTTCCTGTGAGGTGAGGAACCGCTGCGGCGTGGCATCAGCGCAGGCGGACAGGGTGATGAGAATCGCCGCCAGGATGAGGTGTTTCATTTCACTTACTCCTTCCCGCGGAACTGTTTCGTTTGTTCCGTCTTGATTTTGACCGGCGCGGTTGCGATAGAAACCGCCGTGTAAAGAATACTGCATACCAGCAGCATGATTGACAGAAATATTATGACTACCCCCGTAGTGGTGGCGAACATTATTGTGGTCGGTTCCATTTTTAATTACTCCTTGGTATGGTTAAAATCATTTCGTCGCCGTGGGTGCTGAACCCGTCGGCATGGTCTGGCGCGGCAACATCCTGAACGTTACGCTTATTGCCCGCCAGGGCGGTGAAATCGACGCAGACATAAAAAGCCAGCGTGATCATGAGGACGTTCAGCAGCGTCCCTAGCCAGTCCCTGCCAAGCCAGCAGGCGACGTAGGCGGTGAAGAGGGTGAGGACGTAAATCATTCGTCTCTCATCACCAGCGGCTTCAGCTCACGGCTTACATCTTTTAGTTTTGGGTGTGGCCTTGCGGCGAATTCCCTTTCCAATTCCGCCAAGCGTTCTTGATAGAATTTTTGACGTAGACTTTCAGCTTCTTGAGTCTGCTTTTCGTCTGCGTAAGGCTTTCGTGGTGTTTTGGTCATGTTTTTCTTCCGTTAATGTTGACGTAGGCGGTTGTGATTAAAATAAGTGTCGTTATGATTCCTCGTTTGTTATTGAGAAAATAGTAATAATCACATTAAGAACCATTAGTGCCGCCAATGGATACAAGTCATAGCGCATTGCTATGCCTGCCCATGATGAACACAGCGCGAGAAGCATATAAAGAATGGATTTTCTAAACATTTATTCAGTCTTTCTATTTGCTCGCAAGATTGATGTTTTTGTACTTCGCCCACCGCGCCCACACCTTTTCGGCGTAGCGGTTGCGCGGTGCCATTGTGCAGGAGTTGTAGCACTGGACGGCTCTCCACCAGCTCCCGTGCTTCTCCTTGAGCGCCACCAGATAGCGGGCGGCGTAGTCGGCATTTAGCCGTGCGTCGAAGGCATCACGCTTGCGTTTGAAGGCGTTTGCGTGCCAGCGGCTGTTGATTTGCAGACATCCCCTATCAACGCTACGATCAGCGGCATTCACATTTACCGCGTCGTGCCTGAAACTGGATTCCACCGCACCCATGCCCATCAGCAGGCCGTGCGGGATTCGGTATTCTCTCTCTGCCGCCTGGATAGCGGCTTTACAGTCTTTTGAACTGATTCTTGTCTTAGGAAACGGGCTTGCCGATGGCTTGGCCGTTTCGTTCATGTACGGCTCAATAATCGGCTGCGGAATGATAATCGCATCCGGGCCTAACGCCGCCGTGACCACTTCCGGCGGGTCTCCCCAGCATTCCTTGTCGCTGTCCCCGTTGCACTCGATGGGCAGCATTTCAAATTTGGCGAAGTGTGCCGCTAACGCCAGCACAGCGCCGATTGCCGTCAGTTCCAGAAGGAACTTCACGCCGCCCACCAGCAGATGAGCGCCATGCAGCACATGGCAGCAGCAATAGCCAAATCCATCGTTCTCTCCTTTTCTTGGTTGGTTTATGTGTGCGTTCAGCCTGCCCTTACCAGGCGTAGCGATCGCCTGGCTTGCGGCTGGACTGCGGGTTGTAGGCCGCCGGCTTCGCCTTGGGCGTGTCGATGACGACGGCGGCTTCCTCCGGCTTGTAGGTGGCCTGCGCCGCGTCCAGGTTGGTTTTGACGCAGCGAATGGTGTTCTCCTCCACACGGTATTCCATGCAGAAGGAGGCGGTGGGCTGCGGCGTGGTGGCGGTGATATCCTTAGCCAGGAAGTAAGCCGTGGCGCCCAGACCTATAAGAGCAATGCTCATGATTTGATTCCTTTCGTTGTTGATGCACCCATGATGGATTGCAGATATTAAAAAAGCATAAACAGCATAAAAAAAAATGCAAGAAAAAATGCTTGCATCAAAAAAGCGCATGAGGTACTTCTGAAGGGGAAAGGAGACCCTTCATGAAAGAGATCAAAACCAACATCACCGTGCGGCTTTCCGTTGCCACGGTGGAGGCCGCCCAAAGGCTGGTAGACCAGCACGGCGGCACGGTGTCCGGGCATATTGCCCGCATCATCGAAAAGCATTTTCAAGAGAAACCAGCGGTTCCGGCAACGCTGCACCAGGATTTCAACCCGTCGGGAGTAGGTAACGATGGTTAAGCTGATCATCGAAGGCGGCACGGGGACGGGCAAGACCTACACCGCCATCAACATGGCGCGGCAGGCCGGCAGGTTCGCCTATGTGGCGCCGTGCCGTTTGCTGGCTTATGAAACCTATGTCGGCTATTCCCGGCGCGGAGACCGCTTGAAAACCGGCATGGCCGTGATCGGCGGCAGTGGCTCCATCTTCGCCACCTATGGGTCGGTGGGCGATTTGAGCGAGTACAAAACGCTCGTCATCGACGAAGCCCACTGGCTGACGAACGATGACAGCCATTCCAACACCATCAAGGATCTGATGGCCGACGCTGAACGGCACGGGCTGAACATCCTGTTGGTGACGGCGACGCGCACCTTTGAAGCGCCTGACGGCTTCACCGTGAAGCAGCTTTCGCCGCTGTGTTCGTTCAGCAAGCAAAAGGTCAAATTCACCGCCGCCACCGACAGGGCGGAATCCGGCGTGAAGACGCTGATCGTCTGTTCCTCCATTGGAGAGATTGAGGAATGGTATCTCGACTTCGCCGATGACCTGAAGCGTTCCGGCGTCTCTTGCGCCATCCGCACGCGGAAGGACGCAGAACATGAGATTTGGAAGAGCTTCAGCGATTTCGCGGCGGGTGATCTCTCTTGCCTGATCACCACGAACATTGCCGCGCAGGGCATCAATCTGCCGTGTGAAAACCTGATCGTGGACATGAATGCGTATGACGATCTGGTATCTGCGAAGCAGAAGCTGGGACGGTTGGGCCGCTACGGCATTACGCCGGACACGACGCTGACCTATGCGCTCACCTGCCACAGCCAGTATGATTCCCTGCTGGAAGACTACGGCGATGATTTCGACTACAGCGCGGCAGAGCTGGTGTTGTGGAACGTTGACTTGCAAGCGCGGGCGGATGTTGTCGATCAGCCGGACTATCAGCCCATGCGCGACAAGGCGCTGGAGCTGGCGATTTACAAACAGGCCAAGAGCAATTGGGTGAAAGGAAAAGGGCGATGAGTGAGAAAGCAAAGCCGACGCCGGGGCCTTGGTTAACGAACTTTACAAGGTTTAACGGTAAAGTAATAGGCTTTAGGGTTCTGGCAAATCTAGAGATCGCGCAAGTCTCTATTTGTGAGGACGGCCAAGAACTTGAGAACGCGGAAGCAAACGCCCTACTAATCGCCGAAGCCGGAACCGTCTACCACGAGACAGGCCTCACCCCGCGCCAGTTGCTGGAACAGCGGGATGAGCTGGCTTCCTTGGTAAAGTTAATCCCTGGATTAATGGCAGGCATACAAGGTGCTGGTGTTGCCCATTTCAATGAAAAGCGCGCTGAACGTGAGGATAAGGTTCTTAAAACTATAGGTAAAGACCCGTTTACATTATGGTTGGAGCGGGTTGAGGCGTATAACGAACTTTTCAAAATCTCCAATTGTGATGAATTCTTTAAAACTTCCCCAAAAGAGGGTTTTTTCATCATCCCGAATCCAATAAACCAAAGTTGCTTTAGTCGCGCATTCATGAGGGAAGATTTATGGGAAGAAATCATCTTCCCTGCTGCCACAGAACAGAAAGGAACGAACGATGTCTGAAGGTTCGGATTCCGGCGGCGGTATAGGTTTTGTTTTTGGGATTGCATTCGCGTTTTTTGCGTTGGGACTGACAACTTTTATCCAGAATTTTCGTTCTGATTTTGACATGAACAAATTCTGCTTAGAGCAAGGCATTCCCTATGATCAATGCAAGTGGCGCAGTGATTCTACCGCCCCTGCTGATTCCCCCAAAGAATCAGCTCCATCTGAATGACTTGCGGCGGCTCCGGTTCAAGCACCTTCAGAACATCAGCCGCCTCTTCGCTTAACCTGCCCACAACCTCAACGGTGGCGGGCAGGAAGCTCCACTGCTGCTGCTTGTTGTCCCGGTATTCCAGGTAACGGCGCAGGTGCTTCTTCTCATGATCGTAAAGGTTCATGTAGAACACCTTGAACGCTTCCGGGTGGCGGGTGAGAAGCTGCTCAATGTAACCCGCTGCGAGGACGAGTTCTTCGGGGGTTTTAAACTTTTCTTCTAACATTCATGGACTTTCGGAAAAAATTGACGATGAAAGAGTGTGCTGAAAAAAAATACACCCACGACGAACTGTGTGAGATCGCCGTTCGCTGGCTGAATCGGCGGACGGCAATTGCTGTCTCGGAAATAAGACACGGTGCAGAAATACCTGATGCAATAGGCTTTTGTGGGTATGGCACAGTTTTAATCGAATGCAAAACATCGCGTGGGGATTTTTTAAAAGACTTCAAGAAAGGCTGTAGGAAAAGTCTTGGCTTAGGCAATTACCGCTATTTCATGTGTCCGTGGGGGATGGTTGATGCAAAAGAGCTTCCGCCTAAATGGGGGCTTCTATGGATCAAGAATGGCCGCGTCTATCTGCAATCTGGCGCGCGATATTATGGACATTCCAATCATGAACAATGGCTTTTTGAAAGCGACAAACAGACAGAGTGGGGAATACTCATTCAAGTTGCCCGCCGTCTGAAAGAGGCGTTTACAGAAAACTAACGCTTCCTTTTGAGGTACTCCATAGTCCAACCCCTGGCAACCCACTCCTTGAACGGGATGGGTTGCCGGGTGCTGTCAAAAACAATGTAGTCGTCAGGCCCCTTCTCCCAGCCGGCCACGTTCCCGCGCTCTCTCATGAGCTTATACCACGCCAGGAAGAAGCCTTCGTTGTCGCCCGTCGATGGCTGGTAGCCGTCCTTGATGGCCTTGACGACATAACCCGCAGGATTTTTGATATAATTCGTATGTCGCGCCTCCTGGTAGGCGCTGATGGCAACTTCCACCAGTTCAGCGGCGGTTGTTCGCACCAGCTTGCATAAGGGGGCAGAGAGACGCACCCCCAGCTCGTCGAGGCGTTCCAATTGAGCATCCGCTTCGTCGTTGTGGACTGGCGTGCGCGGCGGGGCTGAAGTGTCTTCATGATGGTCTTCCGGTTCCAGTGAGGAAACCTCTTCCGTGCTTTCGGTATCATGCGATACCTCGGTCAAGGGTTCTTCCTCCTTGATCACCTCAAAAGAACAAACAACGCTGTTGTTGTTTTTTTTGGTAGTGTTTGGTTCTTTTTGTATAGATGGTTCAGGTAACGGTGTTGGAACGTCTTCAGTTTCATCTTCCAACGTGCTGAATTCGAGATTGGCTTTTTCCGTGGGTTCCAGCCGGGCAAGGGCAGCGTAGTCGATGGTGTACCATTTGGTGCGGTCATACTCAAAGAAGTGGCTCGGCGGCTTTTTGAAGCCTTGCTGTTTCAGCTCGTTGAATCTCCGGCATACCAGAATACCGGCAGCTTCCAGCTTCCGCACAATGCGCCCGATGATGCTCACCGTCAGGTAGGTGAATTTGCCCGTCCATTCGGCATACGTGTTGTACACCCACTTGCGCCCGTCCAAAGTAATGAACCCGGCGTTTTCGTTCCGCTTAATCCAGTAATCAATATGATCAACGATTGAAGCACCGTAACCTGCGTATTTGCCAAGTACCGGAATGAGCGCCGTGGCAAGGCTGTCAGGAATCACATGGAAAAAGTCTGTCATTTTGCCCGTCCTTTCGTGTCGATCGGGGGGCGTTTGCAGTAGAATAGAAGCATTGAAGGGGTCGAAACTTTCAATACTTATGGGGTCGTGCAAACGGCCTCTCCCAATATTTTGTTTTAATTTATCCTGTCTATTCTACCGCGAAGTTATCCCAATCCATGAGATCGGGTTCGGCCCGGTGCGGTTCATCAGCTTTGAGGATGCTATGTGGCAGGTGCAGCCTGTCCATGTCGGCGGTTGTCCAGGGTTCCAGATACTGCCAGTCCTTCGGCGCGGCCCAATGCCCCGGCACATCCTCCGCCGGTTTTGCCAGTTGCTTCAGGGTGATTTCCAAAGGCCGGCTATGCCAGTGCATTTCATAGGAGAGGAACAGGCCCCGGATGAACAGGGTATTCTCTACTGGCTTGATGCCTAGCAATTCACTGGCGTAGACATTGCGCTCGTCGGTGATCTGCTCGCTGGCGCTGGTTCCCGTGGTGATGCCAAGGATATTTTTCTGCTCACTGCGGTTGACGCGGTGAACCTGCCGGATGCCTGCCTGCTTCGCACACCATTCCGCCGTGTCTGCGTCCGACTGGCGGAATATGGCCTTATGATTGACGTTCGATAGAATGGTGTCAGGGATACGCGGCCCGCCGTACAGTTCATCGATGTGGGGCTTGGCCTGGAAGCCGTAGATCATCGAGATGCCCTTCTTGGCTCCCTCCGTGGTGAGCTTGGTCAGGTAATCAATCCTGCCAAGCCCTGCCCACTCGTCCAGAAAGAAGAAGGTGTCGGCCTCTCGGTGGTCTTCCCGTTCGAGCGCCACTTGCCCGGCGAACGTGATTAGCGCCTGATTGATGGCTTGCAGTTCCGTCTTGGTGCGGGTGTTGCTGCCAAGAAGCAGGATGCTGTTGCTTTGCGGCCAGCTTGCCAGGGCGACGAATCGGTTCAGGTGTTCCCACTGCGCGGCGATGGATTCGTACCGCTCGATGCGCTGCATGATGGAAACCCGAATGTTCGCCGCCGTCACCTCGCCGCCCAGGTTGTCCGCATAGTGTTGCAGGTGGCGCTTGACCTCGCCGTTGACGGAAAGGATAGCCTTGTAAATTTTCTCACTCCGCAGCGCCAGCAGCAGATCCCTAAACCGCCACGCGGCGGGCTTGCCTGCCTCCCGTGCATGGGCATTGAAGCCCCTGATGATACCCTTGATACAGATCACCGTCATGCCGTACCAGAATTCTTCATCCTTGCTTCCCGGCAGGCGGGGGACGATCACCTCTGCAAAGTTCTGCGCGTCGGTGGGGGTGACGACATCCGCCGCCATGTCCCAGCCATGCCCGCGCCTGTCGAAGGGGTTCATGATTTTCACGCGCTCGCGGTCAATCCCCATGCCAAGCAATAGCGGGTAGAGGCTGTGTGCCGGGTCGTGGACAATGGCGCGTGTCTGGCGCTGGCGTAGCACATTCTGCATGATCAGGTTCATGGAAAGCGTTTTGCCGCTTCTGGTGGAGCCAATGAAGGCAACGTGCGTGGCAAGCCCTTCCAGGGTGAGGCCATGAGCGCCGAACGGTGCGCGGCTCATGCGCTCCATCTCCTCCGGTGACAAGGCGCGCGATCGCACGATCTCTGCGCCGCGTATCGTGGTGGTGAAGGTGCGCGACTGATGCAGATATGCTTGAATCAGCAGGCCGAAGATGCCGCCCACCCACAGGCCGCCGCCGTTCTCCTGCCTGAAGGCCGCCAGGGTGAGGCCTTGCAGGATACCTGCATGAATCCAGAACAGCCCCATTTCCTGATAGCGGGGCAGTGCCTTGACGGCAAGATAGCCATGATACACCGCCACCGGCACGGCAAGACCGTCATCCGCCAGCGCCGCCATGAGGGAAAGAAAGCCCGGCACGGTGGCCCAGGCTTTCGATTTGTCCAGTAGGAACGATAGCTTCATAGGATGATGGTGATGGTCTGGAATGCAGCGAAACCCAGGCCGCCGCAGCCTAGCGTGAACGTGCGGTGGTTCGGGTAGGCATTGGCGGGGATGGAGTTGAAGGCCCATAGCACCGCGCCGCCCATTGGGGTATCCAAGGGGATGCCCAGTGGCACGCTGACGGCTTTCCAGAACAGCCATAGGAGGAAGCGGAACAGCGCCAGGGCCAGCTTCGGCGCGAAGGTCATTGCGCCAAGCGGGGAGAGCGACGGCTGCTTATCGGCAAATTTTATACTCTCTTCCATGTTCTTCTGCTTAAGGCCCAGCATCAGCGCGGCGATGGAAAGGCTTAAGCCGACGGCAAGAGAGAGCGGCACCCACAGGAGAAAGCCCACGGTGGCGACCGCGTAATATCCGTACCATTTTACCCGTGCCAGTACGGTGGCACTTTGTTGTGTCATACGTTAGTGTGGAGTTGTGACAATGTAATTGTTCCTCCACCTACCACGCCTTGCATTAGTGGTGACGAGACGGGTTTGGTGAAGGGCGTTCGTATTGGTTTTGACGTGCGTGGAATGCCTCTATGCACTCAATGCGGCGGATGTTTGGCGGGATGCCGTTAACATCCCGCCACTTGTCCATTGCCTCGCGCCTTTTCCGCACCTCCCTGTTTTTAAAAATAGGATCGATGTTGTTTTTGATGTACGCCCGCTTTTCCTTGCCGCTCTTGCCCGCGAGTGAAGGGGAGCCTTTAAGGATGGCGTTTTTGATTTCGTGCGGCTGGTAGCCGAAGGCGTACATTTTCGCCGCCACTTTTTTGTCGAGATTCACCGCTTCGGGTTTGTTGTGGACGAAGGCATCCACCAGGGGCCGGGGGGTCAATTTACTCATGTGCTGATGAAATTGACTCCGGTACTGTTGATGCGGCGTAATCTCATTAAGATTGCCCTTGTCCAAATGCCCGGCAAGCTCGATGGTTTTATCCAATTCCGCGCTGGCAAGGCCGTATTTGTCAGGGGTCACGCGCCTGGTGTCCAGGTTGGCACGGCCTGCCGTACCTGCGCGTATGCGCTGCATTTTTGCTGTCTCCTTATCTTTTTTCTTTTGCTCTCTCCTTTCCTCTTTAGCCTGCCGCTTATCCCGCCGCTTCCCTATCTCTTCGGCAATCTTCTGACGCTCGATAATAGCCAGATGCCGTAAATAAATTCGCCGCTCCTTAACCTTTAGAAGGGTTACAAGGCGACGGGCGAGTATCATGCGGTGTGATACTTTTGTATCATAATCGAAAATTTCCCGATGCGGCCTCCCGTGTGGAATTTTCCGCGGGTCGAAGTTCGGGGTGATGGGCTTGAAATTACCGTCCTTGGCTTTTTGCGGCGCTGTGCCAGCCAAGGACGGTTCTCGTTCCACCTGTTTGTTTTGGGCCTCTCGCTTTTGCTGGCCCGGCCGTTCCTGATAGCGAGGATAGTCAGGGCGCTGTTTCTTCGACTGCTCCGCTTCCCAGCGGCGGTTTTCCTCCAGGCGATCGCTGTATTTTTTGTATTGCACCGTCTCGATGCCGTGCAGGTGCTTCAGGTTCCAGTCCTTCACGCCGACGTGCAGATTCGGCTTGCGATCAATGCCGCGATCCTTCAGAGAACGGTGATCGACACGCGCCTGGCTGCCTGCCATTTTCAGATGTTTGTTCAGGACAACCGCCCAGGATTCCCGCCACTCCGGCACCAGTTCCCGCTTGTTCCAATCGCGGTTTTTGTTGCCGAACCCTGTCGGCGTCAGGTGGCGCATGGTAAGCAGGATGTGGCAGTGGGGATTGTGCAGAATCTCCTGCTTGATTTTTTCGGCCTTGGTCTCCGGCTTTCGCTTTTTCTTGCGCTTGTCGTCGCCGCGATGAATGGCGAAATCCGCCACCATGCCACGGCTGACGAAGTTTTTTTGAATGTATTCCCGCAGGGCGTCGGTGCTTTGCTCAATGGTGAGTTCGCGCGGCAGCGCCACCAGCACTTCACGGCACAACTGCGCGTCGATGCGGCGCTCTTTCTTATCGACGGCCTTCCATAGCTCCTTGCGCTTCAATGCCCATTCCGGCGCATGGCCCGGCGCCATGATTTCGGTGTGCAGCACCTCCTGTCGGCGGTTCGAGAAGTTGCCGATTTTTTGCTTCTTGCTGACTCTGCCCGCGCTGCGATAGGCGGCTGCTGCCTGCGCCCTGTCGCCTGTTTTGTCCAGGCCGATGATGCCCTGGATCTCATTCGAGTAATCCTCACCCGAACGGTAGGCGCTGAACGCCAGGGCGTGCCGGGGCTGGCCCGCTTTCTTGCTGCTGGCTTTCCCGATAACCTCAATGTGACAATGGTAGATCGCCATACACCGACGGTTGTAGGTGGCGCACACATTGCGAAGCAATGTATAGAGTGCGCCTTTAGGATTTTTCCGTTATAGCACGTCCGGCCGAAGGTGGGCGGGATTGTACGGAAAAATCCTTCTTCCCGGTCGCTACAATGGGGGGAAAGGTGAAAGAGGGGTCATACAGCCATGCCGAAGAAGAAGCCACGCATAGACGCTCTGGAAGAGGCGGAAAGGGCCTTGCAGGAGGAAGAGGAAGCGCTTGCCCGACGCAAGCGGGAACTGCGGGAATCGAAGGGCCGGCTGTATCAGGAATTCAAGGCGCTGATAGGGAGCTGGTGGCTGGAAAAATTCCATGCGGGTGAATGTTCATTTGATGACATTCAAAGCCTTGATGCCTTCTTGAAAGGGCAGGAATGGAAGGCGCTGCTCGGCAAGGAGAAAGAGAAGCTGGCTGCTAGTCTGGAACAAAAAAAAGACGCCTCGGCGGCGTCTTCTCCTAACC